AATTAAGGTCTAAAATTAGTACCGAAAAATGGTCAGAAGAGTTTGTGGATGCTGCTATTGAACTAGCAGGGCAGGGCGAGGATACAGATCAAAACATCTATCAATTGCGTGAGGATGATGAGTTCACCAGAGATAACGAGAATAGCCTTGTTAGAATAGTGTACTGTTATCAAAGACTATTGGATGAGGATAATGTGCCAGGTATTTACTGCACGATTTATCATAGCAATATTACAGATTTATATGCCAAGCACCAACTGCTTGACTACTCACATGGACAGTATCCATTTGTTGTAACCACACTTGAGAAAACAAGTAAGAAACTTTACTCCTCTAGGTCATACCCAGAACTGATTGAAAGTTTACAGCAGGTACTCAAGGCAGAAACAGATGCTGGAATTGATGCACAATCATTAGCAACTTTACCACCCATCGAGTTCCCTATGGGTAGATCACCTGCTAGATTCGGGCCTGGGGTAAAGATTCCATACCGCACACCTGGTGAGGTAAGATTTGCAGATACTCCTCGTGGATCAGTATCCAATGTCGAGCTACGAAGATATATACAGGAACAAGCAAATAGATACTTTGGTAGGAACGCACCTGGTGTAGATCCAATTGAAGCACAGATGAAACAACAGGAGGTGATTGATAAAGTATTTCACCACCTTAAACATGTGCTTGATCAAGTGTACTCTCTTTATCAGCAGTATGGCCCTGACCAAGAATACTTCCGTGTTACAGGTATGCAGGACATGCAGAAGTATGATAAGGGAAAACCTAATGAAAGGTTTGATTTTTACATGCAGTTTGATGCTGCAACACAAGACCCAGAGCAAATGCTTGAGCGTGTAAAAGCAATTGCACAACTTGGCGCACAACTCGACAAGAATGGTACGCTAGACACTGAGCGATTATTACAGATTGCAGTTGGTCAGATTTTACCGGGGGCTGCGGAAAGTGTCATGCTTCCCAAGGAAACCGCATCGCAGAAAGCAATGGATGAGGAAAGACAGACTATTGCAGAAATCTATGCTGGTGTACCACCCAATGTTAAACCTAATGATGCCCATGAGATGAAGTTGCAGATATTCCAGCAATGGTTAGCTCAACCTGATGTGGCACAAAAGGTACAACAAGATCCGGCATTACAGGAGCGTATAAATGGGTACTTGCAACAACGTCAATTTGCTGTTCAGCAAAAACAAAACGCTGAGATTGGAAGGCTGGGAGCAGCACCCACACAGTTTGGGACAACAGGAGCAGCGGAATGATAATTACTGATCTGATTAAGGAAGAGATCAGATGCTGGAGTAAAGAAGTACTAGAAGTTCCAAGCGAGAATTTTGAGCAATTACCACCCTGTCCTTACGCAAAACAAGCGTGGAAAAAGGATAAGGTAAAGATTCATGTCACTGATGACTTATCCCTCGCCACACGTATCAAGAAAAATAATCCACCTGTGGATGATAAAGTAGAAGTTATTGCCTGGACTGATTGGAATGATATGAGTGCTGATGAATTTGATAAATGGGTGGATGTACAGAATGATGAACATCAAGGAACATGGATTATTGGATTTCATCCTGACCATCCAGAGGATGCAAACATGGATGAGTTTGAGGGCAATGATTCACCTGAGTATGCAATGATATTAGTACAGTCACTTGCACACTTAGCACAGGCTTCAAAGAAGATTTTAAAACGTGGATACTATGCTAAGTATTCCACACCAGATATAGAACATATAAAATGGAGGAATGCACAATGAAGGGACGAGCAAAAATGCGTAAAACTACAATGCGTAAAGGAATGAAGAAAAAGAAAAAATGATCACTTATCGTGGTCAAAAATTTAGTGGTTATAATAAACCAAAAAGAACACCCGGTAAGTCTAAAAAGTTTGCTGTTCTTGCCAAAGAAGGAGACAAAGTACGACTTGTACGCTATGGCGATCCTGATATGCGAATACGAAAAGCAGAACCAGCCAGGCGTAAATCCTTCAGAGCGAGACATAAATGCGATGAGAAAAAGTCTAAATTAACTGCTGGCTATTGGAGTTGTAAGAAATGGTAGCTAAGAAAAAAGCCAAGTCCCGTGTGAATGAAGCTGGTAACTATACCAAGCCAACCATGCGTAAGAGATTATTTAGTAAGATTAAATCTGGATCAAAGGGCGGTCGAGCAGGTCAGTGGTCTGCCCGTAAAGCCCAAATGCTTGCCAAGCAATATAAAGCAGCAGGTGGAGGTTATCGCAACTAATGGCATTAAAGAAGTCACAGAAATCGCTGAAGCGATGGACAGGACAGAAGTGGACAACCGCATCTGGTAAGAAGTCTTCCGAAACAGGCGAGGTGTATGCCCCTGCAAAAACAATAAAGAAACTTAAAAGCTCAAAGGCAGGCAGAGCAAAACTTGCTGCTGCTAACAAGAAGAAACGTGCTGCCACAAAAAAAGGTAAGCAATACTCCAAACATGGATTACACAAAGGTAAAAAACGATGAGTCCACGCAAAAGAAAAACCTACCACGAGATTGACCCAGAGGAAGCAATAACTGCTTTAGCCACTTTAAAGAATGACCCTCACTTTAAGAAGTACATCGAAATGCGAGAAGCAATGCGTGAGGAAGTAATACGCCAGCTTCAAACAAAAGCAATCATCGACTGCACAAATCGACACTACATGATGACAGGTAAGCTCGAAGCAATTGATGAGGAACTCGATACCTTCTATAAAATGTAACTTTTGGTGATAGGTTAGTTAGATAAGCCCTTGTGACTTTCGTGGGGTAGTCACAAGGGCTTTTTTGTTGCCTTTTACTGCCCCATAAACTACATTCTGCTACACTAGGCTATTTATGCCTTGATCTTATGGAAGAAGCAATTCAAGAGGTTGTCTCAGAATCCTCCGAAAATTCTGTTGATAGTTTAACGCAAGGTGAAGGCAACCTAACAATGGCAGAACTTGCATCAAGTCTGATGCAGAAACGCCAAAGCGAGGAAACTGACACCACCGAAGAGGAATCTGAATCCGTTGAAGAACAACCTACGGAAGAAGAAGAATCAGAGGATCAGTCTGCTGAAGAGTCGGATGAATCAAATGAGGAATCAGATGAGCCGCCCGTACAGCCTTCAGATGTTCTTTCAAAGTTTAAAGACCTGGACTTGGATTCATTATCCGAGGAGGAGTCTAAGGAACTCGCCAAGCATCTCAATGCTTCTGCAATCAAAAGGTTTGGGAAACTGACCGCGCAGAAGAAAGCGTTACTTGCTGAGAACCAAGAACTCCAGCAGCAAGTTGAGCAAGCACCCGTGCCTGCTGAACAACCTGCATTCCTAAAGGATAATGCCTTGCACAATGTCAGTGATGTCAACGCACTTGCTAAAGAAGTTGAGAACCTTAACACGCTCATCGAATGGGCAGACGAAGGGATGGAAAACGAAGTGGAGTACGATGACGCTGGCAATGAATATGTTGTCAAGGATGCTGACAAGACTTACACCAAAGCGGATCTCCGTAGAATCAAAGCGAATGCAAAGAAGATACTTCGCAAAGATGCTCCGGCAAGAGAAGCCTGGATTAAGGAACGTCAAGCTAGTGACCAACAAGCAGTTCAAACTTTCGACTTCCTCAGTGATGGAGAGAGTGATGACTACAAGATGTTCATGCAGGTAAAGCAAAGTCCGCTTTATAAACCATTAGTTGACCACCTACCCAACAGCAACTTTGCACTTGGGCTTATGGTGGAAGGATTAAAGTCAGTTAAAGCGAAACAAGCAAATGCAAGTCAACCAAAGAAATTGAAGAAACCAACTGCACCTGTCGCAAGCACAGAAGCAGGTGCAAGTAAACCAAGATCCGAGGGAAGTAAACATAAGAAGGCTATACAAGCAGCTCATGCCAAGTTCGAGAAATCTGGCAATATCGCAGACTACCAAAATTACATAAAACTAAAGCGATCAATCGCATAAATTTAAAACAAAATAGGAGGATATAGATATGGCACAAGCCAGCAGTTACAACACAGTCGGAAATAAAGAAGACATAATGTCGACAATCACAATTCTAGAGCCAGAGGCTACACCTTTGGTATCTATGGCAAAAAAAGGAAAAGCATCTGGAACATTCTTTGAATGGCAGGCCGATTCGCTTTTAAGTCCGGATTTTTCTGGCGTTAATGAAGGTGAAGATGTTTCAAGTTTTACCAATCAAACCGCAAACCGCGCACGTCTTGGAAATTACGTTCAGAAATTTAGAGATACGTTCCAAATATCTGATATTCAAGAACTTGTAGATACAGCTGGCGTTTCAAACGAAATGGCATTAGCCGAGTCAAAAAGTATAAGACAAATTAAGCGCTCAATTGAATCTGCATTTTGTTCCGCACAAGATCGTCAAGCAGACTCTGGAGCAGGCGCACCTTACAAGACTCGTGGTCTTCTCAAATGGTTAGGAGTTGGTGGACAACCTTCAGACGTTCCTGCTGAGTACCAGAATGTTGCAAACGACACTACTGCCACGCAAACCGAAACAACCTTCAATAATGTTCTTCAAGAACTTTACGAAGCTAACGGAATGCCCGGTGGACAGTTGACCTTACTTGCAGGCCCAAGCCTCAAGAGAGAGATTTCTGACTTCTCAAGAGTGTCTTCTTCAACCCGTAACACATATCAAGTTAACCAGGATGCTGAGTCTAAGAAGATCACGCTTTCAGTTAATATTTATGAGGGTGATTTCGGTTTGGTTTCAGTGGCAAGTTCGCTGTTTATAAATCGTACGTCAGGAAGTGACACAGTTGATGCTGACGCAGGTCTCTTGATTGATCCTGAGTACATTGGTATGCAGTCCTTGAAATCCGAATCAGTTACTGAATTGGAAGACCAGGGAGGCGGGCGCAGAGGTTTCGTTGATGTAATTTGTGGCTTGGTTTGCAATAGCCCAAAAGCACACGGATTTTTTAACTGATAACACTTAACATTAAGGAGATTTAAGATATGCCAGAATTATCAAATAATGAAGCAGGACGTGGTTTCACACATGTGTACACCGCAACCTATGAAGACCTACAGACTATTGGCAATGGTGGACAATTGACCATCGCAACTATACCCGCAGGTGGTGCAGTTGAGATGGCAGGTGTGTACGAAAGTGTCGCATTTGCAGGTACAACCTCCCTCGTCATTGACGTAGGAACAACAGCAGGTGACCCGGATGAGTTCATCGATGCTCTTGATGTGGACGGAATGTCCGCACCTGTGTTTAACACAGGAGATGCATTCACAGGTGGACAGTCACAACCTGCTGGTGGAACAAACACAGCAGCTTCCATTATCTTGGAAGTAACAGACGCAGCGATTGCATCCGCAACTGCTGGAGAGATTGTTATCGGATTACGTATCGTTGACCTTGGTCAATTTGCTTAATTGCAATTAGGATTTGGGGAGTGATCTGCAATGCGGGTCACTCCCTTTTCCACATCAATTTATTATGGCAGAAATATTCATACCAAAGTGGAAAGCATCTCAAGGTAACGGAACGCAGTTCATGAAGAACTTGGAGAAGCACTTGCGTTACGAAGTTGACCTTGAGAAATACGAGGCAAAGAAACGTGAGATTGAGGTAGGCAAAGAAAATCAACTTGGTGGACAGGTTGAAGGACTTGGTCAGCTTAAAGGTACAATACCTGCCCGTGAGTTCTTTCGCTGGGATGGATACAAAAAGGGCTGTTGGGGGGATAAGGCGTTCATTAATGAAATGCTACGTGACAACCCAAGTTTTAAAGCCAAATCATTTTCAAAGAAGACCTTCGTATCTGGAGGCTTCGACAAACCCAGCTTCGCATGAGGAAGATAGCAGTAAGTACAATGATCTCCAACCTGGTAAGTATGGTTGGCGTGGATTCATTCCTTACTGCTGAATCAACTGCTGCTGTACGCAGCTTTAATCGCTTTGGCAAGTTGGCATGGGATCGCACTGCATGGCCATTCAATTCAGTCATTGAACAAATCATACCAGACCTTCGTGTACGAAGTGTACAAGTAGGTAGTGGTGGATCGAGCTATACATCTGCACCAACTGTTGCCTTTAGTGGTGGAGGTGGTAACTCAGCAGCAGCAACTGCAACTATTAACTCAGATGGAGAAGTAAACGGAATCGCAGTTACAAATAATGGCACTGCATTCACAGGAGTACCAACAGTTAGTTTTAGTGGTGGTGGTGGAAGTGGAGCAACTGCAACTGCAAGTATGCTTACTTACATTGATTTTGGCACAACCATTAGCGAAATATTTCGTGTCACTACTAATGACCCTTATGGTACAGCAAGCACATCAGAATTAGCATTTAGAAACATCCAGGATGCAAGTGGTAGCTCGGAGTATGGAGAAGCAATCCTACCTGACCAAGCAAGCAACGCACCTGTGTGGGTACATTACCGGGCAGGCTTTCCAGAATATGCAAGTGACTCAAGTGTATTCCCATACATATTTAGCGAGTACTCTGTCGTGGGGGCGTATGGGGATTGGTTACAGGCAGACGGGCAAACCGATAAGGCACAGGTAATATATCAACAGGCAGAAGCAATTTTACAGAGTGAGTTGGACAAACTTGAACGCCAGGAAGGTCAGACTCAACCAATACAATTTATAACTTACGGAACTACAGCAGCAACGTCTGCATAACAGGAATAAAATTATGGCATCAGAATACAGAGGTTTAGGACTTAATGGAGGTACTTATATTAATACCACAGATGCAACGACAGGTAAATTCTTTGCGATCCTCGCAACAGAAGACACAGTCATTGCAAGCATAACAAGTAACATTACTAACTTGTCTGAC